CCTTATACGGCGTCCATTCACCCGCCATGAATTCGATGCCGATGAGGGTGTCAGCGTCAATGGAAATGTTCTCGAAACGGTTCACGACCGTGACAGTTTCGTCCGTCACCTCTAAGTCGCCGTTCGCCTTACGGTCGATCAGGTGGGCGGTGGCTGTTGAAGGATCTTCGAACATGTTATGAGCTGCCAGCAGGTCAGCGTCGAGAATTGCCCAACGGCGCGTGTCCCGCACTTGCCCGTAATACGGCACGGGAGTCTGCTCGTTTTTCCAGACTGCGTACCACTCACGAACAACCTTTTTGAGTTGCCGGATCGAATCAGCGGATAGCGTGAAGCCTTGCGTCATGTCAGTGGCAACTGTGAAAAGTCGGCTGTTTTGTACACGTTGTAGGTCAGATACGTTGCGTTTGCGGTTTTCGGGTCCGTCTTCGCCTTGCCTGTGCCGTCCAGCAACACGGGACTGCTCGGGAGTTGCCCGTTGATATAAATCGGCTTGCGTTTTGTGGCGTCCGCTGGATCTTTCTCGTTAAACCCCTGGTCCAAAATGCTGTAAGCCCAACCATCACGCCGCAGTGCAATCACAAACGTGACCTGCCGGAATGCTGCGCCGTTGCGTAACTCGATCGGTCCAACACTGACCCGCTGCACTTTGGCTTTGCCTGCAGTGACCGTAACGCCATCCACCGTGAATGATGCGTTATTGACTGAATCCTGATAATCCAGAATCCACGACGGTACAGCCGTCAGATTCTTCTGCACGGTCACGATACGCCTGCTGTCGTCCATTTGCTCGGCTGGAATGAATGGGTCTCCTGCACTATTGACGATGCCCTTGCCGTCCCTGTCCTGTGTGGCAGGTTTCTGGAATTGCTCTGTGTCCCACGTGATATACGCCGGTTCTCCGGTTGGCGGTGTGGGGTTTTGCGGGTCTGAGGATTGCTGGTCGCTGAGCTTCCGCTCTGTGCTGTAATTGACGGTCGCGTCCCAGATACGCCAGCCGCGCACGCACTGGATGTCAATGTCCGTGCAATACGCTGTGTTGTCGCTCGGGAAGATGTTCCCGATGATCGGCAAGTTGACATTACTGCCGACCGTGAATGCGTTGTCGTTCTGGCTGGAGGTTGTCAGGCGAAACACGCGCGTGTAGGTCCGCACGCCCTTGCTGTTTGTCGCTCGCCTGCCCTCTGCTAACTCGCCCACATATGTGACTGCCATGTGTCCTCAGTCCAAAAGATTGCCAACGACTTTCTGCACGATGCCGTTCTTCAGTGCGTTTGCCATGACATTCAGCGGCTGCATCAATGTGGCCGTCTGCTGTTCGGTGGCCTCAACGGCTGGCTCTTTGTTTTGTGCAATGGCCTGCGCGATTGCTGCCGATGCCTCTGCTGTCCCAAACTGCACAGCCCCTGCAAATTCGGTGCGCGGGTCCATGCTCCGGCCAGTAGGCTTACCGTTCAACAGTGGCTGAATGGCCATTTGTGCCCGCAGCAGCGTCCCACCCATCCACGTATTGAGGCTGTCAATGATCGGGCTGGCGTTTGCCTGCATGTTGCTGATCATGTCGGCAATGCTCATCGTGATGGCTTCAGCCGCTTTGGCTGGTGGACCACCCATTGGCTTCACCTTATTCGGATCGACTGCACCGGCCACACCCGCTGCGCCCTGTCGCAATTGGTCCAGCAGCTTCTGCAATCGTTCCTGTGCCTCCGCCAGTCCGGGCATTGCCTGCCCTTGTCCGCCGTTGCCCATGATGCCTGCGCCCTGCCCGATCATACCCGCCGCCACATTGATCGGGTTTGTTGCGTTCAGCAACTGCGTCAACGCATTGGCAGCCCCCAGTATCATCCGCTTCAGCAGCGAGTCCCATTCCTGCTCGATATAGGCAAAGGCCACGTCGATTGACGCCTTCAGCACATCGCCCAGAAACTGCGCCCGGTTCGGCATTTCCAGAAACGCCTGCAATAGCTTATTGGCTTCGCTGACGATCTCCTTCAGTCGTGGCAGGACCATTTCCCCAAGCATTCGCCCGAGAGTCTGCACGCCCTCAATGAGGCTGTTGAATTGCCCGGTAAACGTGTCATTACCCTGCTTCAATGCCCCGAAGAACTTTCCGCCTTGGCTGGTGGCTGCCTTCAGTGCTGCGTTCACCATGTCAAACGTGATTTGACCGGCCTCACGCATGGCCATCAGTTCGGCAGCGTTTTTGCCAGTTGTTTTGTTGAGCAGCTCAAACAGGTTAATCCCGTTTTCTGCAAACTGGTTTTGCTCCTGCGCCATCAATCGCCCTTTGGCCTGCACATCGGTGTAAGCCTTGGCGAGCAGCCCCAGCCTTTCCGCGTCACCCATCGCCAAATCGCCCAGCAGTTGCATCGTGCCAATGACGTCGGCCTGCTGTACGCCTTTGGCCAGCAGCATCGTGGCTGCCTCTGAGGCTGACTCAATGGTGAATGATGTCCGCAGCGCAAACTTTTCCAACTGCTTGAACATGGCTGCGCCGTCGGCCACATTGCCCAGCAACACCGAAAACCGCGCTTGCGCAACCTCCGCATCTGCTGCCAGCTTAACGACCGAAATGGCCATTTGCTTTGTCTGCTGAACAGCCCCGGTAAACAGGTTGCTCAACTGCATTCCCGTGAAAGTCTGCATGACCCCACTGGCAAACGATTTCGCGCTTGCCAGTGCGGACTGCAAACCCTGCTGCAGTGGTCGCGTGTTTGCCCCGATGTTTACGGCCAACGTGCCCAGACTAGCCACGGCGTTTCGCTCCGATCATTTGCAGTGCCATTGCAGCAACGTCATGGCTCGCGGGCTTTTCGTCCCGTGCCTGCCGCCACCACATCAGCGTTTCTGGTTTCACGTCTTTGGCTCCCAACGCCCCGGCCACCATCGCCCCGAAAATGCCAAGCACTTCCTGTGTCCCTCGGTGTCCGATCGGCTCCACCGCATCCTTTGCCTGCCATTCCTGCCACTGCTGCGGCGTCATCTGATCCAGCATCGCGTCCACATCCAGGCAGCCCATCACTTCGGCCAGGCGATAGGCTGTCAGCCGTGCTGGATCAGTCCTCAGTTTTTTGCTGTGGCCTCAATATCGGCTGCCGTAAATCCGCTCAACCGCTGCGCCACGTTCACGATTCGCTCAACCACGTCGGCCCGTTGCCCGCTGATGGCCTGCACATCCTGCAGTGAGAACAACGGCACCCCGTTGTCGTCCTTGCAACACGCCACCACCAGCCGTTCCCGGATCTCCGCAACCCGTGCTGCCACGGGTCCGGATTTGCCCTGCATGGCCTGCTCGAATCGTGTCCGCTCGCCTGCTGTCATGCCCCACACCGGCACCACAACCCCCTCGCCAAACTCCGGCAATGCCACATCCTCGCGCGGCATGTGCAGGGGTGTCCGAAAGGCTGCCGGGTCAATTATCGTCCTGTTCATTTTCCTCATCCTCCGTTTGGGTGTCTTCGGGCGAGTACAGTTTGTGATTCGCCCTGACGGCTGCCTCAATTTGTGCCTGCGTCATGCTGCACGCCTTGCGGCATTCGTCATCCAGTGGCACGGCCTCACCATTGCGGACCAGTGCCACACAATTCGTTTCAGGGTGCAACGCCTGATCAATCTCGGTACCTGCAGGGACAAACCGCCGACTGTCGGACTCGACAATCAGCGGGCTTCGCCAGCAGTCAACCACGCCCAGTTCTCGCGTTGTTCTGCACTTCACTTCGCACCTCATCAGGTAGGCAGTACTGGGCAACCATCACACTTCAGTGTGATACTCGCACGCAATCCGTCAGACGCTTCGCCCGTGATGTCAACGCCGATCCCCGACGACACAAACGTCAGTTCGGTGCTACTTGTGTTTGCGAATTTCACCTTCCAGTTCACATCGTTCGGCAAACCGTTCGTTGTCATGTGTGCCGCAACGGCCAGATCGGTGATTGCCTGATGTCCCCCCAACGCCGGATCATACAGCAAATCGAAAGTGACTGAGCCGCCCTCGACAAATCCCGTGGGGTCATATTCCACGCCCGCAGTTCCGTCGAGTGTCCGGCTGTCGTATGTCTCTGTTTCAATGCCGCTGATATTGAACCCCGTGACCTGCGCGATTGCGGTGTAGGTGGTTCCTGTGGCCTGTTCAATGATCGTCCCTTTGACCTTCAATTTTGCCATGTCGGCAGCTCCTTATGGATTGAAAATAATGTCATAGTCCAACGTTATCGCAAACACCCCATTGTCACTGCCGTCTGTTGCTGGCTCGTAATCGTGGGCCTCAGAATTGAATATTGACGCCCCAACCGTGTAGCTGCCTGCCGCCCCGCTGTAATCCGTCAACCGGGCTTTGACTGCGTTTGCCAGTCCTTCAGTCTCCGGGAATGTCCGGCCCTTGCAATCAATGTCAATCACGATGCTACGGAGTGCGCTGGTCGTGTTGTCCAAGCTCAGGAATTCTTCGCTGTTGAGTTGCGTGAGAACGAGATAGGGCAACGCCGCTTTCTGTGGTGCCTTATTGATATAACACCGGCTGCCGATCAGTGTGCTGATGGCTGCTGTGTTTATCATCAGATTGAGTATGCCTGTGATCATTTGTTGCCCGCTGCAGACGCCTTCATTCCCTCGGCAATGTGCTGCCGGAGAACCTCTCGAATTGTTCCGCCCTTGCCCGCCAGAATCACCATGATCGGGCGAGATTGTGCAGGCATTCTGCCCCTGTGTGCTCGCGGCTTGCCCACCTGCTCATTGACTGTGCTCCCATTGACTCGCCTGCGTATTGTTTTCGTGCCAGTGTATCGTACCTTCGTGCCTGCGAACCACCAGTGCACGTTGCGCTTGTCGATGCCCACGCCCGGGCGTTTTTTCTGTTTGCGATTCTTTAAACTGGTGGCTGCCTTCTCTCGAAGTTGTGTCGCCTTCGCCTGTTGTTTTTCTGTCAGCTTTCGCTTTCGCAACAGGTCAGGACCGACACCCGCCCCGACTTTAACCGCACGTTGTCCGGAGTTGTATTTGCGTTTCACATGTCGCCACGCCACAGCCTTCCGAACGCTCTTGTACTTCCCCGGGATCTCTGCTTTTACAGCATCCCGCCCAACCTTGCCGACTGCCCCGAGTGCCTTCGTGGCAACCTTCCCTTCTGTGTCCTCCAGTAGTTTCCTAACGGCCCTTTGCACTCCCGCCAACTCAACACGCGCAATAACGACATCACCGAATCCGCTCAGTCCAGCTTGTCGCAGTGCACCTAACATCAGGTCGTCCGCCTCCGCGTCTGAATCTCCACAGTCTCGTTTGCCAGATCCACGTTAATGACGCTCAGGATCTCGTACACCTTGCCGTCCGACATGACTCGCATGTCCGGCGTTGCGTTCTCCAGCGTCCTCGACCACGGGCAGGTAAAGACAAAATCCACATCCGATTGCACCTGACTCACCCGCCAGAACTCACGCCCGCCACGGCTGCGGACCGATGCCCAGGCTGTTGTATACGTCGTCCAGTTTGCCTCGGTGTTGCCGTTCACGTGCCCGGCTGCGTCAGCAGATCCGGCCAGCCGCTGCACTGTGATTCGCGTTGTGTATTGCGAGTGTGAGGATTTCGCTTTGCACTTCATGCGAACACCTTGTGGTATCCCGTCCACTGCAACGACGCCACCAGCCGCCGATACGTGTCTGTGTTGTGCTCGCATCCGTCCCAGATTGCCCGGCAATATTCAACCATTGCCAGTTTTGCCGCCCTCGGCACACTGGCTGCTGTTGCCCCGTATCCCGCCACCATTGTGACCTCGACCTTATTCGGCCTGTAAAGGCTGGTGTTGGGCCACTGCTTTGCTTCCTTCAGCCTGATTTCTGGTGGTGTGCTTGTCAGGTTCGCGTAGTAATCCGCCGCCGCAAACGTCTGCAACACGTCGTCCCGGTCATAGTATTTCACGTGCGTGATGCTCTGAATGGGCGCAAGACGGATATCCAAAGGCCCCAGCAGGCTGACGAAATCCTCTTGATACATGACCACGGTTTGCGTAATCAATTTTCGGTATGTGTCGGCCTCGACCTGCTGCCGTGCTGAAATCAGCATGTCAGACAGCTCGCTGTCAAAGTCGCAGCCCGAAACCCGCAACCGTGTCTTCATTTCTTCCAGCGTGATCGGTTCGACTGCCGGTCCGCTGGTGGTAATGAATGTTGGGGTGCTGGGCATTTTGTCGGCTCCTGTGCTGCAACTGCGAAACCTTGTCTGATCAACTCCAGTTCAACGCCATGCCCCGGAGAACACACCACACCCACCGGGAACGCTCGCCACGGTCTCACGATCTTGATCATTTTAAACCGTTCTCCTTCCGCCACTCGTGCAGGTATACGTGCTTCGGCTGCAGGTTCGCGTCAAACATGGCGCACATCTCTTCAAGGTGTCCAATGCTGCAGGATGGAGCAACGTGAATGCTGTTGCCAGCCTGCCTCCATACGTGCCAAAAATAGATGTCATCGTCCAGCCTGTCGTCATCCCAGTCACCGCCTGCGCCAGGCTCTGATTTGAACCACGGCTTCGGCAATGTCTTCAGCTTGTCGACTCGAAACAACGTCAGCCCGAAATGGGCTGTTGTCACCCTGATCGGCTTGCCGTCAATCTGCACCGTATCCCCGGTCTGATGTTGCCCTGTTGTCAGCAGCGGAAACGGCGAACCCCTTCGGCACTGCAGCGCGGCCAGTGCGTCAATCTCCGGATGTTGTGCGAACACATCCATCAGGTGCCGCACATGCTCCGAAGTAAACAGGCTGTCGCTGTCGATGCTCAGAATCCAGTCCAGTCCTTTGTCCAGTGCATCCTGAAACATTCGCTGCATGCACTGACCCCAGAAGACACCCTGCGAACAGTGCAGGTTGATTCCCAGAGTCTTCAACGCCCCGTCAATCACATTCCGTGCCGCCACTGCCTCATATCGCGGATGCGTGCAGTAGGCTCCGACCTTAACCGTTGCCGTTCGTCGTGGTGCCGCTGGTGCCTCTGCCTGTGGCTTTGTTGCCAGTCGATTCAGGCTCACTGGATGGCAACTGGTGTCGTTGTCCATGCTATGCCATTCCGCGATGTCCTTAAATCCTGTGTGCTCCAGCAGGGCCTCCAGCCGCTCCACATCGTACGCGCTGCGGTGGATGTCGTGCTCGTCCGTTTGCCCTCCCATCAGATAGAACAAATGCTTACCGTCATCCGCCGCCAAACACTTCTGCACGTCGGGCACTGCCACCCGAATCATACCGCCAGGCTTCAGCACTCTGAACCAATCCCGCAGGGCCTCACTGGCTTCACGGAACGTCAGATGCTCCAGCACATGTGACGCCCTGACCTCATCAACACTCCCATCGGGAAACGGCAGCGGGTAACACGGCTGACCGGCTTTAATGTCGCGGTTGTCGTATCCTGCCAGTTTACTGTCACCACAGCCCACGTTGATTCTCATATGCCCTCCGGAGAATTGAGGAAACGGCAGGCAGCCACCACACTGCCTGCCGCCCCCGTGCACATCAGACAAACACAACCTGATCAGCAACGCCCGTGGTTCCGTTCGGCGCGTCCTGCAGGTCGCTCAGAGTCGCAACGGCTGCCACCGTCACGTTGTCGTTCGTGGCAGTTGCAGTGCTCACGGCGATTCGCAGATATCGCTTCCGGCCTCGCAGGTCAACACCGTAGTGCAGTTCACGGGCTGCCGTCAGATCCACAGCGGACTGCGTATCGAGGGTGACAAAGTTGCTCACAACCGTGTCATCGGATTCGCTCAGAACCAGCGTCGGCCCAACCGCATTCGTGTTCAGCTCGGACGCGAACGCTACGCGGATTGTCGCGTAGTTTGCGCCCTTCACGTCCAGATTCGCGGTTGTGGTCGCGCTGTTGGTCATCGACCTCGGACTAATCAGCAGAGAATCATTTACCAATCGTTCGGCAATCATTATTCAAACCCCTTCGGGAGAGTGTGCAGAAGTTGCCCGGCGAACAACCGCCGGGCAATCGGTCATCAGATCAATCAGCTACCCAGCGTTTCAAGGCCGACAATCGGCCCTGCGGCACTGTTGCTGCCGTAGTCGTGCACCACGATGTCAAACCGCTCGGTACCACGCACGCCGATCTGGTCGCGTTCCCACATGCTCTGTCCGCCAACCGTGGCCTCGGTCGAGAATGCGATTTCTTCCTGACCACGGGCACCAAACATTGCCGCCAAATTGAACGCACCGAACAGCACTGGAATCTGGCTGTTTGCTTCGGTGCTCGGGAACACCTGCGACGTGTAGACCGGGTAGCCGAGGAACGTGTTGCGACGGATGCCGCCAACGATCTCAGACGCCAGAACACCGCCAGCCGCATACGCCAGCTTCTGCATGACACTGTGCTCAAACGTCTTGTGGCACACCCAACCGGCTCCCGGAACGTCTGCGTAGTTCGGCAGGCTTCCGACCACCTTGTTAAAGTCGCTCAGCGTCAACTCTGACCACAGATTGCCCGTGCCTGCAATCAGGCCAGGGGCAGTGCCTGCCGTCAGCTCATCCATGCGGGTACGTGCCCCAACCATTCCGCCGTAGGTGCTGGTGCCCGTGCCGTTGAATGCACAGTCGTCTTCCTTGTAGGCGAATGCGTAGGCAATTTCACCGATCAACCGATCAGCCAGCCCGAGAACATTGTCCATGTTCAGTTCGTTCGACATGCGGGCAATCACGGCCAGCTTCTTCGCCACCAGTGTGACGTTGTCAAACCGCATGTTTGATTCAGTAATTGCGGCATTTTCAGCGGTGAAGTATGCCGTCAATCCGCTCAACTGTCGCGGTTCGGTGCGGGTGTCGCTCGACATGTTCACCACATTGAACAACTGGCGGGCCACCCCGTAGCGTTCCCGCAGAAGAATCAGATCGGTCCCGAACTCATCCGGAACCAGAACATGTGCGCCGGTCGTGTCGGCTCCGCCTTCGCCGTGTGCTGCATTCATCAGGCCATTATCGCGGCAGTATGCGACTGCTGCGGCGTTCTGGTACGGGATGCTGCCGGTCTGGCTCAGCTGCGCCAGTGCCCACATACCGAATCGGTACGCACGGACTTCAGCGGGCACGTCGGATGAATCGGCGCGGAAATTCTTCAACTGAACACGGCGCACGTTTCGCGGGATGCTGAACTGCTTCGCCACATCGTGACCGGCATGAACGCCGAACGCCAGACCGCCCACGTTTGCGATGGCTCGTGCGGTCATGTTGTCGGGGGCATTGCGAAGGCTGGCCAGCTTGTTCCGCATGTCCTGCACGGCTGCCTCTGCCTTGACGGCTGCGTCAATGTCGCCCTGCAGCTTCTCGGCTGCGGCCAGCAACTCTCCGGCCTGCGTCTGTGCCTCTGCGCTCATGGTCTGCGTGTCGTCGTTCGGCAGCAGTTTTTCGGCTGCTGCAATCTTCTCAGCTCGTTCGGCCTGCAGGGCCTGAATACTCTTTGACATGGTTGACTCCTGTTTGTGCCAGAGTCAACGCAAAGGCGTCAACCGCTGGCGGATTCGGGGGGTTCGAATACGCTAACGATTGACGCCTGCAATTTTGCAACTCAATCACTGGTCAGGACTCGCCACGTTTACGGGCTGCAATCCTGACGCCCTTTATTGTTACATGGTCTCCGGCAGTTTGTCAACCGCTTTTGGCTCGCAGCAGTCGCGCACGGGCTGCCAGTTCGCCGCTTCGGTCGTTCTTCGCTGCGGTCTTGCTCGCCTTTTTGCCGATCGGCAAGACCTCGTCAACAAAACCCATCTCTAACGCCTCCGCCGCTGTGTACCGTGTGCCGTCACCGTTGGTGCCCAGCAGCGCGGCAGCCAGCACTTCTTCAGACTTGCCGGTCTTTGCCGCATACGTTGCCACCGCAGCCGCGTTGAATGCCCGCAGCCACTCAATCGTTTCCTGCAGGTCCGCAATGTGACCCACAGCCCCGGCCAGTCCCTCGTGAATGTGATAGACCGCGTTCGCCTGCATCTGCACGCGATCCGCGCCCAGCACCGCCAATGATGCCGCTGAGGCTGCTACGGACTCAATCACACCGACTGTTGGCCCCTTGTGGTCCGCCAATGCGTTGTAGATGGCCAGCCCATCGAAGGCCAGACCGCCAAACGAATTCACGCGCATTGTCACAGGTGCGTTTCGGTCTGCGCTCAGGATTCGAGCGATGCTTCCCGCGTCGGTCTGCGTGTATTCATCGCCAACCACGCCATAAAGAAACACCTCGATTCCGTCCTCGTTTTTGGCATAAAAAACGCGGAAATCGTCGGTTTTTGCACTGTTTTTGATGCTTTTTGGCGTAAACAGCTCGATTTTTTGCCTCATTTCATGCCCTTTCAGTCATTATCTCGGGATTCCATTTGTGCACGCACTTTTTCCGACCACGTTCTCCCCGGATCTCCGCCCCACAACGCCCACGCGATTCGCCCATTCGACGGATAGCCTTCCTCGCCCTGGCGGAACCCTTCACCCTCTTTATCCACCTCGTGACGGGCAAACCATGCAGTCATTTCTACAATAACCTCCGGGCTGATGTTTTCGCCGTTGCTTAGGTCTCGCCCTCTGGCAATACCAACATCAGTGGCACCCCGCCCGTATTCGTCGCGCCAGTCCAAACCCCGCTGCGCCTCGTCACGCACCGCCTGCGGGGGGCTGAAGTCAATTCCGTCGTATTTCTTGGGTGCCGCCTTTACGCCCACGGCCCGCAGGATCTCCGCCGCCAGTGCCTGCGCCCGGTTATGCCATCCCGTCACCATGTCGGCTACATGCGCCTTCAGTGTCTCTGCTGTTGCGTGTCCGGCCACCTCAATCAGATCTCGCCGTGACTGATCGGCATGTGCTGAGATAACCCGCCGCACGGATGCCGCTGTCAGCCCCGGCAGCGTGTTTGCTGCCCATGACTCGTACAGGCTTTCCACAGCCGCCAAAAAGTCGTGCGGTCGCTTGCTGGCTGTCTGGATGGCCTTACTCTGCTCGAAGTCGCAGGACCGCTGCACGCCGTCCAGAATCATGTGCCGCAGTGCTGCGGTGACATCATCCTCCGGGCTGTCGTCGCTGGCGTCCTCGGTCTCTGACTCGCCTTCCTGGACCTCTTCCGCAGGACTGCCGATCTCCATCCAGTTTGCTGGCCTGTATCGCGCGTCACCGTCTTCGCCCAGCCCTGGCATGTTAAGCAGTGCGCGGCCTTCATTGTGGGTGATCAGACCCGCTTCCAACTGCCTGTAAATGCCGTTGACCTTGGAATCAAACGACATCTGAATCAAGGCTTCGCGGTTGAACTCGATAATGTGCGAATCCGCGTCCCTTTGCTGTTGCGTCAACAGCTTATCCTCGCACTCCTGTTCCCATGTCTTCAGCCACGGCTGCAGGCAGTAGTCCAGATAGCTCTGCCCCTCCGCCTCTAGGCTGTTGTGGCTCGTGCGGGTGCTGTCCCCGAGCATGTGCGGGGGAACGCCTGTGATGTTGGCGACGGTCGCCCGAATCTCGTGCTCCCGAGTCTGCAGGAACTGTGCCGCCTCTGGTGCAATCTGCAGTTGTTGGAACTTGACGCCCTCCTGCAGCAGTGCGATTTTGTGAGACTGATTCAGCCCCGTTTGCATGCTGTTCCAGGCTTGAATCGTGTTCTGGATTTTCTGTTCTGTGAACGTGTGCGGAATCATCAGCAGCCCGGACATATTGCTGCCGGACCCGAAGAACCTCGCACCGAATTCCATTGCCGCCATGCCGACGCCCAACGCTTCGGCCATCAGTTCGAGAACCGGCCAGCCCACGATGCCATCCGGGCCCAGTCCGCGGATGTGCAGCATGTCCCGTGCCGGGATGCGCACCGGCTCATTATTGAAGTACGTCACATACCAGATTTCGCCGTCCATGATGCGCACGATGGTCTGTGATGGATTCCAGATTGACAGACTCACCGGCCTGCCCTCGACACGGTCGATACTGGCGTAAGAATTGCCGTGCAGCAGTGCCAGTGCGGTCATCGTCCGGCGGAACGTGTAAGCATTCACGAACTGGCTCGCAGATCGGTCCAGCAGGGCCTGCGCCGGGTGCCTGTTGTCGACTCGCTTCCCGCCATCCCGCTGCCGGCGAAACACGTCAAACGGCAAACCCGCCACGCTGTTTGCGATCAGGTTCACCGCCCGCCACAGTGGAGGGTAGCCCATTGCAGTTCTCGCCGTGACCTTCGCGCCGGACTTCGCGCGAATTGCCGGGTAATCACCGCCCAGGCTGATGCTGCGCCACAGGTGATCTTCCGAACGTGCGCCAACCGGGCTGGCCTGTGCAATGATGGTCACACCGTATTCGCTCATCAGCCCGATCCCTTAGAAAAACACGACGCCGCTGCCGCTGGTTGCGTACACACTCTGCTCTGTGCTGTGCTGTATTGCCAGTGCCAGACCCATCAGCGTAGCACAAATGCCATCAATTTTCTCTGCCGATTTGCCCTTGTCCGGCCTGATGTTTCCGTTTACGTCCTCTTTGTGTGCCACGTTCGCCGCCATCCATCGTAACACACTATTGCCGTCATGTCGAAACTTTCCGCTCCCGAGCATCGTCAGCAGTTGTTTGAACGGCTCGTTGTACGTTGAAAATGACTGCGGCATTTTCACCAGCCACCCCTCAGGCATACCCAATTCCTTCAATCTCTGCGTGACGCCTGTGGCGTTCCACGGATCGAATCCCACGGCCTGAACGTCATAGTGCTGCAGGATCTCTGTAATTCGTTCCGAGAGCTGCTGAACGTCGACTTCGTTGCCGTCCGTGGTCTCGACATCACCACGGGAGGCGAATCCGCGAATCATCCGCTGATCTTGTCCGGCCCTCGCTGACACTGCATCCTCGGGAATCCAGAACCACGGGAACACAGTGTAGCCCCCATCGTCCTCGGGGAACACCAGAACCAACGCCGTAACGTCTCGGGTGCTGCTCAGGTCCAGACCGACGAAACACGGCCTGCCGTAGTATTCCGATGGTGTGACGGCCCGCTGGCACTTGTCCCACTCGATCATAGATACAATGCGGCTTTCCTGTTCGGTCCACTGATTCAGATGCAACCGCCGGAACGTGTTTTCAAATGCTGGATTTTCTTCGGCCCGCTTTGCCTGTTCGCGCAAATAGTCGACCGTCACGGCCTCACCAATCAACGGATTTGCTTTCCGCCATGTGGACTCCAGCCGCCAGTCGTCATCAGGATCAGCAGAAAACAGGACCGGGTAGAATGACGGGTCATCGACATGGCCCTCCATCACGGCTCTGGCGTACTGATGCAGCTCCCAGCAGATACTGCTGCGGTCATGGCCTGCAGTCGTAATGGCAAACGTCAAAGGCTGTTTCCGTGCTCCTGTGGACGTGTCCAGCGTGTCCCACAGATCCCGATTCGGCTGCGTGTGAACTTCATCAAAGATGATGCCGTGAGCGTTGAAGCCGTGCGCCCCCTGCGCGTCTGCGGAAATCACCCGATAGAATGAGTTGGATTTCTGATGCAGGATGCGTTTGGTGGAGTCTCGGATCGTCACGTACTTTGACAACATGGCGTTTTTCCGCAGCATGGCTGAGGCCATCTGGTACACCAGTCCGGCCTGCTCGCGGTCTCGGGCTGCCGAGTAAATTTCTGCACCTTGTTCGCCGTCGCACAACAGCAGGTAAATGGCGATACCCGCCGCCAGTGTGCTTTTCGCATTCTTTCGCGGAATCTCGATATAGGCCTTCCGGTATCGCCGCGTTCCGTCCGCTCTTTTCCACCCGAACAGATCCCGCACAATCTTCTGGTGGGACTCGTGCAGTCTCAGAGGCTGCCCCGCCTTGTCCCCTTTGACGTGCACCAAACAATCCGGGAAGAACTGCGCAGCCCGATTTGCCGCTGATTCGTCGAACCAGAATGCGCCGTCAATTTTCTTTGGCTTCCGCTTAGGCAAGGTACTTTGCCTCCAGATCCTCTGGTGTCTCGACCGCCTTTGACTCCATTCGCTGCCTGCTCAGGTAGTTCAGCCCCAGGTCATTGATCAGACTCCGAATCTTCGCCCACGCATCCGAATTGACCGTGCAGGCAGGGTTTTTGATTGTGCCGTGCTCAGTTGACAGCGTGATTCCCCATTCCTCAATCTGTTGTTTGGATTTTGTGGCCAGCTCGTACTGCCAGCACAACGCCTCAAGCGCGGTCCGGTCGATTTCGTCGATCAGCCCCAGCCGCTGCAACCCCGGAACAACCTCGTCCCACTTTTCCTGCGCGATGGTTCCGCGCTGAAACGGACTGACCGGAACGCCGGAAGATTTCGGCTCCTTGCGGTTGACTCGGCACTTTCGCTGTGTGCCCTGCGCCTCCTTCACGGCCTCAGGTTTTCTTTTTCGGCCCTTCATGGGAACCCCGTTTAGTTAATACTGGATATTTTTTCGCGCGGG